ACTACTAAAGGTACACCTCAGCATGATACTATGCAATGGAGACAATCTTTTAGGGGTTATTGGAATTTAGTTATGAAAGCAATAGATTATCTAGCACAATTTGCTCCAGTAGATGTTGTAGTTGTACAAGGTAATCATGATTTTGAACGTATGTTTTATGTGGGGGAAGTATTAGATGCTATGTATCATAATAATAAGAATGTGAACGTAGACAACAGTCTAGATACACGTAAGTATTATGAGTATGGTATTAACATGATTATGTTTACTCACGGAGACAGAGAGAAGCCTCAAGAATTACCATTACTAATTGCTACTGAGCAGCCAGAGATGTGGAGTAGATCTAAAGTTAGGGAAGTACATTGTGGGCATAAGCACAAAGAAATGCTTAATGAATACATGGGAACTAAGGTTAGATTTATACCGTCAATATGTGGGAATGACGCTTGGCATAAAACTCAAGGGTATGTTGGTACTTTAAGATGTGGTCAAGCATTTATCTGGAATAAGAATAGAGGTCTGGAAGGGTACCTTCAAACTAATGTTATGAGTTATGGTGTGGAAGCGTAGAGCAAAAAGTCCTGGAAGATCTAAAGTAAAGAATGCTAAGAAAAGTACATATGATGGGCATAACTTTCAATCTAATTTAGAGTTATACTGTTATAAAGAATTAGAAAAGCTTAAAATACCTGTAGAGTATGAAAAAACTACTTTTACTATATTTGAAGCTTTAGTGTATCCTCAAGCATGCTATGAAGGAACAGCAAAGAAGTTGTATAACAAAGGTAGTAAGATTAGACCTATAACTTATACACCGGACTTTGTAGATCCTAACGGTAAATGGATAGTAGAAACTAAAGGCTATGCAAATGAGTCTTTCCCATTAAGATGGAAGTTATTTAAAAAACACCTTAAAGAAAACAACAAGCAATACGTACTGTTTATGCCTAGGAATAAAAAACAGGTAGATGAAGTAGTTGAGCTTATCACACAATTATAAAAAAGGGCCCTTAACAGGGCTCTTTTTTTATTAATCAATTAAACAATTAAACTATGTCAAACTTAGTAAGCCCATGCTGTGGGGCAGAATACACAGATAATGATGATGGTCCAAGCTATTGCTGTGATGCACCAATAGCAAATGGAATATGCCAAAACAAAGACTGTTTGGATCATGCAGAACCTCTAGAAGGATTTGTATGTGATACATGTGAAGATTTCTTTGAAGAACCTGAATTAGATTATGAGTATGCAGAACAACAGCATGATTCTTATTTAGAAGATCGCATGGATGCAGAGAGAGACGAAGGATGATAGAAAAGATCACTCGAAAGTCTATGCTTATAAGGCCTTCTGGTAGATCCACAGACTTTATAACACCAAGCTTTGGTTATGGTTGTTTGTATGACTGCTCTTATTGTTACATGAAAAGGCATAGACCAACAGGTCTTACTGTAGCAACTAACACAGGAGATATACTAACAGCTGTAAACAATCACGCTTTCTTTACCCCGGTAGAGAAGCCTAATCAAACTCATGCAGATTTTACAACATATGATATAAGTTGTAATGAGGATTTCTGTCTTCATGCTAAGTATCATCAATGGGAAGATATATTTGAGTTCTTTAGAGATCATCCTATAGCAATGGGCTCATTTGCAACAAAGTTTGTAAATAAGAAATTGCTTAAGTTTAACCCTGAAGGTAAGATACGTATTAGATTCAGTCTTATGCCACAGCATAAATCAACGCTTCACGAACCTAATACTTCTCTTATACTAGATAGAATACAAGCTATAGATAGATTTATAGATGCAGGCTATGACGTACACGTAAATTTTAGTCCTATTATTGTATATGATGGGTGGCTAGAAGATTACAAGTACTTATTTGAATTACTTAACCTTTACGTAAGAAATAAAGATATAGTACTTTCAGAATGTATATTCTTAACACACAACTTTAAGAAACACACAGCTAATATGTTTGCCAACCCGGCAACAGAAGAAGACCTTTGGGTCCCTGAAAAACAAGAAGCTAAGATTTCACAGTATGGTGGAGAGAATGTACGATACAAACTTGGATTTAAGTCTGAGTATATACAAGAATTTAAACAATTACATAACCAAATTATACCCTGGAACACTATAAGGTATATATTTTAAATCAATTAAACATGAGAAACAATCAAGATCAACTCTCTAGAATATCAAAAACATTGATATTTTCAGAGCCTTTCTACGGTATCTTCCTTATTGGATTGCAAAAGCAATTTACTAAAGATTGTGCTACCGCAGGTGTAGGAAAACACGGTATAGGTATGAGGTTAGTTATTAACCCAGACTTCTTTATGGATCTTAGTGAAGACCATCAACATGGTTTGCTAAAACATGAGCTATTACATATAGCTTTTGGACATATTATATTGTCAGACAGATACCCTAACAAAAAGCTTTTTAATATTGCGGCGGATATAGAAATCAACCAATATATTGCTGAGCATATGTTACCAGAAGGTGGATTAACTTTAAACTCTTTCCCTGGTACTGGAATACATATGCACCCAAAAGCAGGTACTAAAGTATATTATGACCTACTTAATGATACTTGCGATCAAGATGGTAACTCAGACAATGAAGCACTGCAGAAATTGTTAGGAGACATGGATGGTAATAGTCAGTATGACCATAAAGAATGGGCCGAGATTGGTGACTTACCTGAAGCAGAAAAGAAGCTTGTGCAAAAACAGTACGAGCATCAGATGAAACAGACAGCTGAAGTTATAGAGAAGCAGTGTGGTACAATCCCCGGTGAACTAGCTGAGCTTATTGAAAGACTATTTACTATAGAGCCTCCTAAATTCAACTGGAAAGCCTATCTTAAAAGGTTTATTAACAACTCTACTACAATCTACACTAAAAAGCTTAGACGTAAGAATAACAAACGTTACTCTGGTAATCCCGGTCTTAAGATTAAACATAAGAATCACATGTTAGTAGGTGTTGACACTTCGGGCTCAGTAAGCAGTGAAGAGCTTGTAGAATTTATGCATGAGATATGTCATATGCACAAAACAGGTAACCAAATCACTGTAGCTCAGTTTGACACAGAGATAACAGATATTTCTGTATTTGATCCTAAGAAAAACTGGGAAATCAAAGGTAGAGGTGGAACTTATTTCCAGCCGGTGGTAGATCATTACAATGACCCAAAGACTAAGTATTCTGGATTCATATGTCTAACAGACGGTGAAGCGGGTACTCCACACAGCTGCCCAAAGAATGCATTATGGGTACACAGCAGCAAATGCCAGATAAACGAAGACTTACCTGGTATAAAAATTCAATTAAACTAAATCAATTAAACAAAAAATTATGAATGAAGTAAATTTAAACATCGATGAACTACAAGATTTTGTAGCTCACATTATTACAAACAATCGTCACCTGCAGACACAAGGCAAGAAGCCTGTAGCAATTGAGGTGGTAGGTGAATCAGGTATTGGTAAAACTACTAGTATCATGGACATGACAGCTAAACACGGTCTAGACTTTGTAAAGCTTAACCTAGCTCAGATAGAAGAATTAGGTGACTTAGTAGGTTTTCCTATTAAGCAATTCCAAATGTGGAAAGAAAAAGATGGTAAGAAAATAGGTAAATGGATAGATGAGGTTGCAGTAGATGCGCAACATAAGTTAGGTTTCCAAACTACAGGTAAGAGTAGAATGTCTTACTCAGCTCCTGAATGGATAGCAGATAAGAAAGCCGGTGGTGTATTATTACTAGATGACTGGAATCGTGCAGACACAAGGTTTATCCAGGCATGTATGGAATTAGTAGATAGACAGACTTATATCTCGTGGACATTGCCAAAAGACTGGCATATTATATTAACCGCTAATCCAGATAATGGTGACTACATGGTTAATAGCACTGACCCTGCACAGAAGACTCGTTACATATCAGCAAACCTTAAGTTTGATATAAATGTATGGGCTCGTTGGGCAGAAGAGAATAGCATGGATACTAGATGTATCAATTTCTTATTAATGCATCCTGAGTTAGTGACTCAAGAGACTAATGCAAGATCTATATCAACGTTCTTTAATAGTATCTCAAGTATACCTAAGTTTGAAGACCAATTACCATTAGTACAGATGATTGGTGAGGGCTCAGTGGGTAATGAATTCGCTTCTATGTTTACGACGTTTATTAATAACAAGCTTGACAAGTTAGTAACTCCACGTGAATTAGTGACCGGTCCTGACGAAGTATTGTTAGAATTAAGAGAATGTATTGGTAAAGACGAGTCTTATAGAGCGGACATAGCAAGCCTTTTAGCTACCAGAGTAGCCAATTTTGCCGTTGCTTTCTCTAAAACGGACAGCGTAACTGCAAAAGTGCAAGATCGTCTTGTTAAACTGTGCACTTTAGACTATTTAACTGATGACTTAAAGTACTTAGTAGTTAGGACTATATTCAATGGTAATAAAGCTAAGTTTAACAAAATGATGATGAATCCAGCTATTATTAAAATGACTGTGAAGTAATGGCTAGTAAAAATGTACATCACGGAGAATATCCTGACCAAGAAATTACTGACTTAGGGTTTACAGATATGGTTACTGTAGGATTTGTAACAAGCAAAGTGGAAGATATATTTTTATCTGAGTCTTTAGCACAGTATGATAAAGTGAAAGACCTTTTAACAACTGAAACTACCGCGGATTTAACGGTAGTTAAACGAGCATTCGTATTGCCTATGCATAATGTATCAACTGATAGGCTTAAAGCAGCACTTAAGGAACACAAAATTGGTATCACTAATGATTATGAGAAAGCTGATTTCATTGTAACTCATACTAATTTCTATGATAGTTATAGTAATATCCCTAATATCCCTCAGACTAAAATGATGTTTAAAATGTCTAATGGATATTTTTGCCACGATCATAGGCCTTTAACTCAGGATTATCATGATTTTACTAATAATGATGTTATAATAGAATTTAGAAGCCAAGATAATTTTTATCAGCATAATATGAACTATGAAAGTGCTCCATTTGACTCTTATATCTTTAGTAATATGTCACTAGTACTAGCAGATTTAATTGAGAAAGGAGAGATGCAAGTTATTGCAACTGACACTATCCTTAATCAATCAGCTAATAGAACTCCTATAACTGAGCAGTTAATGGAAGACATTACAAAGATGACCGATTATTCCGCTACTGATGATGACATAGAAATGGCAGGTAAAATTATTCCTACTATTGATCCTACAGGAGAGCCTTATTTACTATACAGTAATGCTAATATGTTAGATAATGTGTCTTACAAGTTTAATAGGAATAAAGATGTTATGTATTGGATGGAAAAACATAAGATTTCTAGACTTGCAATGCTTAATGCTGAAAATGCTATTAAATACTTTGATGAGAAAGGAGAATTAGATTCAAGATGTTTTAAATCACTAGAAGTAAAATGTAGGGAACAAATACAAATTCACAACCGAGAATTGTATACGTTCAAAGTTCAAGTTAAACCCGAGTACAGAAAGTACATGACAGACTAACTGCGAAGAGTTGTCTGTTTAACAGCTCGTGTTTAATTGATTGCATAGAGGGGGCCTGAGATGGTCCCCAATATGTTTAACCTAATAAAAATTAAAATGATAGAGATAGACCAAATGCTAGAAAAATGGATACATAATAGTATTATCAGAAGTAAACTACGAGAATTAATTGTGAGTGCAATACATACTCACGCAAAAACAATAATAAAAAATGAATAGTGAATTAGAAACAAAAACGAAAGATACAATAGCATTAATAGATGGAGATAGTTTAATCTATTATGAAATGGGTAAACCAACCTTAGAGGAAGCTCTAGAAGGTATAGATACTAGAATTAGACACATGCTTAATCAATGTAAAGCTGATAAATATGCAGGGTTTTTGACCCAGGGTAAATGCTTTAGGTATAATGTAGCTAAAACTAAACCCTATAAAGGAAATAGAAAATATGGGGATAAACCTATTATATTTCCTGCAATTAAAGAATATCTAAAACAAAAGTGGAATTTTATTGCAATACCTGAATTGGAGGCAGATGATTTAGTTTCTATATATCATGACCCTTTAAAAACAATAATATGTAGTCCTGATAAAGATGTTTTATATCAGAATAAAGTATGCAACTATAACTATGGGAAAGCAGAAATGATTGCAGTTGATGAAAACGAATCACTACGCTTTTTATGGAAACAAACTCTTATGGGGGACTCTACAGACGGTATTCCTGGACTCCCAAAAGTAGGGGAAAAAACAGCAGATACATGGTTAAAACCTTTAATTCCAAGTGAAATGCCAGAATTTGTTTTAAATAAATATATAGAAAAGTTTGGAATTTCGGAAGGAATTCATAAATTTGCAGAGACATTTAAGCTCGTGTATATTCTTAAAACTAAAGAAGATGTTTTACGTGAGACTGGAATTGACTTACCTGATTTAGTAACTTATGATGTTAAACCTTTAATAGAAAATGAATGGTTGTGAAATGTGAAGAACTAATATATACCCCAATAAATGCAATATCTTTTAGAGTTAGTGGGGGAATTAAATCACTAAAAGCTGTACTAGAAAATAATGTAATCCAATCTTTAAATGATAAAGACGGACCTTTACTAGCATTAGGATCAACTGTAGAAATAAAGAAAAAAAAGTATAAAGTAAATCTTATACAAAAAACTGTATTACCTGTAAATTCGTATTACACTATATCTATAGCTAAAAGAACTAAATCTTCTACATTTTTAATGCCTATGTTAGGAGGGCATAGAGATTTATACTTTTGGAATACATTATTTGTTAATTGTTTTATTACTAGAGAAGATGATACT